TTCGGTGTTATTGGTAAAGTAGAAGGCATCCTTTACGTTGCCTAGAGCCGTTTCAATGGCCTCAACTTCTTCCTTGAAATCTTCGGTCAGCTTCACAACGTACTTTGTGCTATTGCCACTTGCTACGGCAGTAACATCAACATCGCCAGAGCCTTCAACCGTGTCAACGATGCGAGAGGGCAGTTCGTAGACTGCATCAGCCGTCACGTCATCCTTCGTCCACACCACACTTCCGTCAGCACGTTTCAGTACGAACTTGTATGATTGGGCTGGGTCAAGCCATATGTCGCATTCGCCTCTACTGTCAAGCACGATGCGTGTCGGGTTCAATGAACCTTCCTTGTTCTTATACGTTGCGATGGGCGTTGGAGTCCCGGCAACGTAAGTGCAGAGAATGCCACCAGACAAGGCGAGGCCATTGTCATCATCAAAGTGCATTATCGGTGTGTCCGCTCTTACAATAGCCATCAGCACATCCTCCAAGCAATCCAACGACTGCTTCCAGCAATTACCGTTCCCATACACATAAAAAGCTGAACCTTTTTCGTTTCAAGAGTGAATGTTACTGCGAGTCCGTCATCCTTTATAAATTTCAAGTTCTTGCTATTCACATCGTATGAGTACACGGCTACAATAGAACCAAAACGGCATTTCTGATACTCCGTGTAGTTGTCAAGGATGCAAGAGCCAGCCTCAACATCGGTTACATCAACCATCTTGAACGCACTTGCATTTACTTCGGCATCAATAGTGCCAGTCTTGATAGAGCCGCCATAGATGTTTGTCTGGTTGCCATTGCCATCCACCATAGTGATGTAATCACGTTCAAGAAACGCAGTAGAGCCATCGCCAGTATCGCTTGAGCCGAGCTGGATGTTGATACCAAATACCTTTGCATTGACTGTCAATGTTTCGTTCTGGCCTCTTACCATCTTGATGATTTCGGCACTCTTATACCAAACTGAAAAACCATCGTCATTGGGTACAATCTTTGAATCCTTTGTAACGATGCTGCCGTTGAAATAAACCTGTTCATTGGAGAGGTCTACAACTGCCTTGAAATACTTGTTTGAGAATGCAGCCACGTTGCCATACTGGATTACTGCCGGGGCTTTTACCCTTGCAATAGTGCCTTCGTAGCCCCATGTAGTAAGGTCATCGCTTGCGTTGTCAAAGTACACGCAAGTGACGTTGTCAAAAATGCCTGTGTAGCCAACACTAATGTTATCGTACTTGCTGATGAATCGCTTTAGGCCACCAGAGAGCCACGATGTACGAAGCACTCCGTTTACATTGGGGATGCACACGGCATTGCTTGTGGTGTTTGTGCAGAACTTGCCACCACGGTTCTCTAGCCTTGCGATGGCTAGAACCACGTTTGTGCTGCCGTATGGGTAGAAATAAGCATTGTTGTCAACGATTGCAGATCTTATCGTGTGGTTGCTGCCAAGGTAATAGTTGCCAGCAGGGAAATAGATTGTGGCAACGCCATAGCTGCTTAACGCACTTGCAATCCTTGCAAGCACAATGGAGTTGTCAAAGTTACCGTTGCTTGGGAACAAGCCACCCATGCGAACATCAGCCACGCCACCTTGGAAATCAAGTGACCAATAGCCGGAGTTGTCATCGGGGTTCAAAAGCACCGTGAAGCCGTTATCTTCCGGCAGTTCAACTGCCTCAACCCAAGTATATACTCTGCTGGGGCATCCATCGTTCGCATCGGCATAGCCATTGGCAATCACGGAGCCAAGTGCCTTCGGTGCGTTTCGTACGCCAGCCACGCCTTCCACATACACGTTGCTTATGTCAACATCCTGCTCGTTGTTCACGGAGGCCACGTTGTACACAACAGGGTCTTCCCAGCATTCACTCTCGTTGAGGCACAATGCACCATCGTAGATAGGCTCAATGCCAGTAGGCTTCTCAATAGTTACCTTGTAGCTTACGCCATCCTTGATGTAAGGGGTCTTCGGCAGTCTGCCATCGGAGTTCAATATAAGAGGGTTCTCAATGCGTGTAGTGCCACTAAAATCGTAGATGTCAATCTTCTCGCCACTTGTACCAAGTTCACGGAACGTGACCCTTGCACCAGAGAGAGGCTTGCCCTCTGCATCGGTAAAAGGTGCGATGATGTAGGAAAAGTTCTGCATACTTATAGTGTACGCATAAACTTGCAAAAACAACGAAAAAGGCCACGGAAAATTTATCCGTGACCCTTTCTTTAACCAGGGAGAAATAAGCTACTCCTTTTTGTCTTCCTTACCAATGCCGAACCAGCTACCAAGCTGGCGTAAAGACATTTTCTTCAATCGTTCGGCAAAGGCATCGTTGCCAAGTCGGTTATCAATGTAAGCTGTGAACATAGGTGCGTTTTTATCAAGCCATCCATAACCCTTCATGAAAGCATCCTTTAGTTCATTTGCAACAGGGTTCAAACCACGTTTTTCGGCAGCATTCTTGATTACTCCATTATTGATAAATCCAAGTGGAGTTCCAAGCAATCCAGTAGCCAACTTTAATGGAGATGCAATATTTACTGCCGTTTCGGTAACGATTCCCTTCAATGTTTCAAGAAGACTCTGGTCATTGGAAGACAATGCGTACCTTGCCAATTCGTTGATTGTTGGTGCAACTGCGTTAGATTCAGCAGATGCAAGCAAGCGGAGAGAAAGAGGTTCTCCAGTCTTCTTTGCAAGTTCTACCAGCTTGGATGCCTCACTAGGCAAGAACTTTGCAATATCATCAGCCTTGTCAAGCATACCTTCGGCAGCCTTGATTTTATCAAGTTTCGGTGCAGCCTTCGCAAACTGCAAGCCCTTCAAAAATCCGCCACTAGGAACAAACCATGCTGCGTTTGATGCCTCGTCGCTAACAATATCTCCAAGTGTAGGCTTGTGCCCCTGGTCCATCCTATCAAAAGTATTGCCGAATACAAACTTTGTTGCAGTTCCGTATTTGTTGGAATGGTCGGCAATCTTCTTTCTAGTAAGGACAGTGTTCAAGTCCTTTTCAAGTTGATCGTAGCCTTCAGCCGTATCGCTATAACCAAGGTCTTTTGCAAGCTGGGCAAACCAGTCAACGGTCAAGTCCTCGCTAGGTTCATCGGCATACTTATCGTATCGCTCCAAGAGGCTGAACGTGGCATCGCCTTTGGTATCGTAGAGTTTGGTTCCATGAAGTTTGCCTTTAGGGTCAATGGATTTCTTGGCAGCATCATACCATTTCAACACATCTTCCATCGGTGCATTGTCAAGACCTTTTGCAAATTCCTTGCCCTTGTAAGGAGAAAAATCAAAGTTACGGAACGCATCAAGAGTCTTGAGTTCATTCTGGAACTTTTCATCGCTCAAAAGAGCCTCAAGATTCTTCTTGCGTGATTCCGTATCAATGCCGGATTTCCACCACTTCATAATTTCTCCGTAGTGACTCAAATCCTCCGGCTCAACGCCAGACATTTCAGCAATCAATGTATCGTAGATGTTTTTGTCTGCCATCGTGGTGGTTCTCCTTAAAATTTATTGTTCTGCGAGTTTTGCCTTGAATGCACTAATTTCATCGGCTGAAAGGTAGTTGCCGTTCACAAGTTCTTCAAAGATTTTCTTGATGCCATCGTTGACCATTCTTTCTCTTGCAAAAGAGTTGTTGGTCTTGATGAAAGTGCCTACCTTGATTTTCTTTGCATCAATGTCTTTCTTACGATCAGCATCAGCCTTCGCCTTCGCTGCTGCCTTTGCCTTGTCTGCCTCCGCCTTCTGGCTATCGGCAAGAGTGCCACTAGAAAGGTGTGCGATAGCACGGAGGTTGGGGTCAGTCTTCAGCTTGTCAGTCAGTTCCTTGGAGTTACGGATGCGATAGCTGATCATGCTCTCAAGTGCATCTGGAACTTGACCAAGGTTCTCGTTATAGAGCCTTGCAAAGTCCTCAAGGGTCGCAGCCTTGGCGAAATCCTTCCATTCATCCATATCGTTGTTGGCGATGAGGTCAGCAATGGAACTTGCACCAGCATTGACATCGGAGCCAGCCTTGCTGTTTTCCTGTGCAAAGCCGAGCATAGGGAATGCCTTCAAGATTTGGTCACGTTCCTTTTTCAATGCTTCCATTTCGCTCTTCTGGCTCTTGGTAAGGCCAGACACCGTGCCGAACATAGTGAGTGCGTTCGTAATCTCACTCAATCGCTTGGATGCGTAGTTGACCTTTTGTTCTGCCTCTGCCTTCGCAGCATCTTCTTCAGCCAAGAGGTATTTCTCAAGGTTGCTTCGCTTTGCCTGTTCAATGCTCATCACGTTGGCGAGAGCCTTGTCAACTGCATCGTCTTGGATAGAGGAATTGGCGAGGCTAATCAAGCCCAATGCACTCAAGTCATCGGGAGTGATAGAGCCACGATAATCGCCAGCAATATCGCCATAGATAGCCATTAGTATTCCCTCTTGAAAAGATTGTATTTACTCTTGGATTCCTTGCCCCAGATGCCATCGGTGTCAGCACCGATGATGGCCTGTGCAATACGCCTATCGGCAGGGCTTGCCTTTGCCACGTTGAATACATCCATAAAGTCCAAGTCCTCTTGCTGGATGTCACTAGGCTGGTAGCCGTTAATCATCGCTTCTTGGAAACCTTCCGGCTTGCCGAAGTTCAAATCCTTTGGTTCACGGTCAATCCAGATGGATTCATCAATACCAAGTTCCGGCTCTTTATCTTCCTGCACAATCGGCAGTTCGTTAAGCATCAAGGAATCGTCAATCTCGTTGCCTTCGTTGATGTCCTCAATGCGTTGGCGTTCTTCAACCTGTGCCTTCAAGCCGTTCAAGTAGTCAAGCGATGCCTGTTTCTTGTTGTAATTGGCGTTGTTCTTTTCAATCGTGGATAAGCCACTCTTGATAGATTCGTCACGATCCTTTTCTTTTTGCTTACGCAGGGCTTGCTGGTAACGGTACTTGTTGCCGAGTGTGTTGCCGAGGTTCGCCCAAATACTTGAATCAAAAATTCCAGCCATAATTACTCCTAGAACAAAGAACCAAACACATCAAGTGCATTTAGCCAACCGTTGCTAGACTTAGAGTCATTAGCCTTCAAGTTGGCATTTGCACCAAGGATGTTCACGTTGTCGCTTGCTTGGTTGCTTGTCATGTTCATAAGGTTGTTGTAGTAGTTCTGGTTGGCAGCAGCCACGTTGCCGAGTACATTGCCGTATGCAGTCAGCTTGCTATTGGCAAGGTTGCTTGCGTTGTTGGCTTCGGCTTGACGAGCATTCTCGTTGCCACTCCAGATAGACTGCTCAAGGCTCTTGTCCTGTGCGTATGCGTTCCGTGCATCGTTGTACATCTGCGTTGCAAGGACTTGGTTCTTTGCTGCCAGCTTGTTCATAGTATCGCTGGAGAACATATTCCCGGCAGCAGCCTGCGAACTATTGATGGCATTGTTTGCGTTGTTCACGGAAAGCTGGAACGCAGGGTCATAGAAATCGCTGATGTTCTTATCGTATGCGAACTGCGTTGCCTTGTAGCCTTCAAGGTTGTTGAGGTTGTCAAGTGCAGTCTGGTAGTCCTGTGCGGCAGTACCGTTGGGATTCCAGATTGAGTTGGCGTAGTCATAGGCTGCTTGGTTGTAGCCTTGGTTATCGGTATAGGCTTGGTCAACAACTTCCTTGGCCTTGCCTAGAGTTTTTCGTGCATCTACGTTGTTCTGGTGTGCAATCATCTTATCATTCTGCTCATTCAAGCCATCCATAAGACCACTGACACCACCACCGATAGCACCAAAGAGTGCTCCATAAGGGCCGAACACAGAGCCAGCCGAAGCACCATTCATTGCACCATTGTTCATTCCCATAGTAAAATCCTTTTTCCTTTTCTCTTATAGTGTACCTAGACTATTGCAAAAAACGTGAAACCACCGATGATATTTTTCGGCTTCGCCACCATCTTTTGCCTTGCCTCAACTATGACCATATTGGAGTTGCCGTTGCTATCGTGGAAATACCCGGCAAATCGGTTTTCGTGATAGGGTAGGTCAACGGCAGTCACATTCTCGCTGAAGATGCCGGAGAGCAGCTTTACACGCCCAATGCTTGCCACGTTCAATCCGTTCAGCACCTCCTTTCCCCATTCGCCTTCCACGGCATCAAGCACATCCTTCGTAGACTCAATGCCGTTGGCGTAGACTTTCTTCGGGTTAATCTTCGTGAGCATCATTTCCTCTTGGAGTTGGTTATCTGCATCCTTGCGTTGGTAATCACAACCTTTACAGGGTCGCTAATACGCACACGGATAGAGTAGAGCCTTGGCATGGAGTTCTCAACCCAGCAGGGGAACACGCCACGCCATTCAGTACGCCAAGCATAGTGACCAATCTCGCCACCTACCGACCAAGCCTCGTCACTCCAAGTGTTGCCACCATCCACGGAGCATTGGAGCATAGCCGTTGGGTTCTTTTCGTTGCTGCCGGAGTTCCATTCAATCCAGAAGGCATCAAGTCGGAACGGTGCAAAGTCATTCACGAAGATTGGGCTTGTGCGTTCCTTGATGATGGGATCATCCTTGAAATCCGTGTACTTGTCCTGGTCAAGCTGGACGAGGCACTTGTCCTTGTAGCCACCGAAATACACATTGTTGAATGCGTTCACGGCATAGCTAGGAAACCAATGCTGATTCTCGCCACTACGGAACGTGGAACGGTTGAACCATTCACTTGTACTGATGTCATAGCACCAAGTCTTCTTTACCGAGGGGATGGTAAGCACATAGAACTGATGGCCGTTGTATGCGTATGCAAAGCCGTAGGCATCGCTGATGTTGCCGTAGGAACGCAGTTCACGATCCAAATCATTTGTACTGATTCGTGTGGGCTTGCCACCATTGGAAATCCACACGGTTCTATCACCCACATTGCTAGAGCCGAGCCACATCACGTTGCCACCGAACGAGGCGACAGTTGCACCAATCTCTGCACCATTATCGCTTGTGCTATTGCCTGTGGAACTGAAAACGGAGTAGGAGTTGCCGTAGGCATCGCTTGTTTCAGTCAAGGTGTAAATCTGGATGGACTTCGTGCCAAAGCAATAAATCCTATCGTTGCTAAAGTTCAATGCCGTAATCTTATCGGCAGAGTATTCAGCAGTCTGATACTTTGGCAAGGAGTATCTATCAAGCCACAAGTAGCTTACGCCATTTTCAGCCTGTTCAGCAATGCCCACATCAATGGTAGCAACCTCAACCTTGCTTTCATCCTTGTAGACAACATTGCCGTTGGCATCCAGCTTGTAGATGGTTCGCTTGTCATTGTTGCTGCCAAGTACATATGGGTCTGTATAGTACCAAGTATCGTTTACGCCATCATTGATGCAGATAACGCCAGCAACGCACACAACGTGCGTAGGCTCTGCGTTAGTTTCCTCGCTGATGTTGTTGCCATCAAGTGTCTTGTACACTCTCAATGGGGTGCGATACACCGTTGTTCTTCCGTACTTGATAGAGTAGGCGTATAGAAAGCTAGAACCATCAACCCACACCACGTTAGAGTCAACGCCACCAGTTTCGGCAAATACAACCCTTGATTGGTTCATTCCTAGGTCATACCCGGCAACAATGTCGGTGTACTCAAGAGAGCCGTCGCCTTTTCTTGTGATGTGGTACACCTTCTTGCCGAAGGCTGCGAACATAGTGCCATCGCTTGCAGTAAAGAGCCCACGGCAACCAATGCCAGTATCAAACGGAAAGTCAAGCATGGCTTTCTCGCCTTCAACGGATCGCAGTTTCTTGTTTGCGTAGCCACGGTTCTCTGCACCCTCCTTCTTCTCAACGAACATATTGAGAAGCACTTCGGGAGAGTCCATCGGCACATCGCTCTTGCTAGTGCCGCCGATAAAGCTGGGTACATTCAGCACTTTCATTAGAATCTCACTCTAGGGCAATTAAACAATTCGTGTCTGGAGTAGGAGTTGTAGCCGATGCGTTTCAATGGCCTCTTTGCTCCGTTGGAATCCTTAATGATGTGAAGCACGTTGTTGTACAACTTGCCTGCACCACTATCGTTCTCAAGGCCTGCCTGTGCAGCAGCCATACTAGCCACGCCATACTTCAATGCTTGTTCATAAATCTTCGGTGCAATGAAAGTATCGTCAATACCCATTTCCGGCAACACCTTTGGATAGATGACCATAATTTCAGCAGAGCCTGTGCCATCAACGTAGAGAGTAACCTCATTTTCACTCGTCTGAACAAATGCGTACCAGCTAGGATTAGAAGAACTATTGCGTACATTGAAGATGTCCTTGTACTCGCACTTTCTTAATTCAATGAAATCGTTATCGCCATTCTTGTAGAACACGGCAGAAATGCTTGCCGGGACATCGCCACGGAAATTATCGCTAGTGGGAGAAATCTTTGCATCGCCACCTTCAATGCGACCAACTAAAGTCTGGAACGTAAAAGGAAAGAGGCAGTTCTCGTTGCATTGCTGGATAATCTCGTTTGCAAACTGCAAGCCGTTAGTGGTCTGGTTGCCCACAAGCACACCGTTTGGAGAGAGTCCAACAAATGAATACGCCTCGCCAAGAATCTTTCTAATGCTTTTGCTCATTGGTTTACCTTTAAAAAAATGGCTGGCTGGAGGTATGCTCCAACCAGCCTAGAACAAGTCAAGCGAATTGACTCAATTCATTATGTTACACTTCCCAGTAGATGGTACGAACCAAGCGAGGGTCAACGATCTTGCCGGAAAAGAGAACATCCAAGCGACCAGTATTGTCTGCGGTGTTGATGTCACCATCAAATGCAGTATGGACGGACATGGACGGAGTGGTGGTCTTGCCGTTTTCGCAGCCACGGATATTTTCCATTTCAATCGGAGTCCAGTTGAGGGCTTCTCTTGCACGGACGATGGTCACGTTGTAGGTCTTGTTTGCACCAGTAATCCAAGTGATTGCGGTGTTGTCAGCAATGCTTGCAACGGAAACGGTGGGGATGTAGCCCTGTCCGGCAAAGTAGACCGGGAGAACCTTGAGGGTTGCTGCGTTGGAGGAAACATCGGCATCAGCCTGTACAACAAAGTGGTACGGAGTTCCAACGAGAGCGGTACCAGATGCAGTGCAACGGTTTACGCCAGAGATTGCGAACACGGAACCAGCCTTAATCTTGCTAACGCCAGCAGCAATGCCATCAATCTTGATGTCCATAGTGTCAGCACCATCAACAACGGCAGACTGGGAAACTGCACCATTAACGAGGCAGTTAACACCACAATCAGCACCAGTAGTGATGGTGGTCATGAACGGTTCATCAACGTATGCAACCTTGTGGTAAGTACCGATGGCAGCTTCGCCATAGAGGTCAGCCAACTTGTTGCTTGGTGCATCAAAGTGGTTGTTGCCAGCAGTCAACGGCAATGCTGCCAAAGCACCAGCAGTATCGCTATCAATGTGACCAACGAGGCTCATGCCAGTACGCATCTTGCGAAGGGATGCAGCAGCAGAGGCGAGAGGAGTGAAGGATGCAGAGGATGCAACGATCACGCCAGTAGAACGAAGGGAGGAGTTTGCAATGACGGACTTGATGAGGTTTTCAGCAAGTGCGTTTGCAGTCGGCTTGACGAGGTCTTCATCAAGAGAACCCAGCTTGAATTTTTCTTCAACGGATGTCCAGGCAATCTTGCCCTTGGCATTGCCAACCTTGAGAGGCACGGCATACTGCTTGACCCCGCCACTCATGCCGGAAATACTCATTGCACCTTCGGCGGTAACATCGCCATTGATTGCAACTTCGCCAGCACCGTCAAAGTAGAGAGTAGCGGTAGTGCCGGAGCGAGAACCCTTCTTGAAAAGGTCTGCTGCGTAGTTCTTGGATTCCTTGATAAAGTTGGAGGCATCCTGAATGGCAGCGGTAAACTTGTCATTCAAGGACTGCACGGTAAGTTTGTTAGCCATGTGACTATTCCTTTTTTTTGATTGTTTAAAGTCTTTTATCGCTTACGCATAGCCTTGATTAAGTCAGCTACACGTTCAGCATCACCCTTCTGCGATTCATCGCCTACGGGCTGCGTAGAGCCACCGAATGCACCCATAACAACAGGCTTTGACTTTAGAGGTTCTACGTTGGCATTGGGATTAGCCTTCTGGGGATTTGCAAGGTGGCGTTCAAGGATGTCAAGCTGCTGGACTTGCCTTCTTGGGGAGAGGGTCATCAAAGTTTCCATCTGGTCTTCGTGGCTTTCCAAGTAGTCAATAATCTTTGCCGGGTTCTCGCAATCTTCCATAAGCCAGCTTTGAAGGGTCTTGCCCTCGTTGCTAGACATTGCAAGGTTTATTGCACTATTACGATCATTGGCAATCGCCATTACACGTTGCTGTTCTTCGGGTGTCATTGTCTGCTGCATACGTTCGTGGAACTTTGTGGCAAACTTCTTGTAACCCTCAATGACCTCATTGTGTTTGCGAGTTTCCTCCGCTTCGGCATCTGCCTTGGCCTTGTTGCGTGAATCAAATTCAGCAAAGAGCTTATCCATCGCATCTTTCTTTCTTGCGTTGATAAATTCCTCATCGCTGGCAAAATCTTCTCGCTTAATGCCCTTCGGCTGCTTCAACGAGTTTTCAAGGTCTTTGAACCTCTTTTCCCACGCCTCGTCACGTTCCTTGAGTTTCTGCTCATACTTGGCTTGTTCTCTCGCTTTCATGCGGTCTAAACGTGCCTTGAAAGAGCCAGTCTTGTCTTCGTGAGTGAGCTGGGCGACATCGTTGCCTTTTGCCTCGCTGCCATCGTTTGCAGCATTCACTTCGGGTTCAATAGCCGAAGTGTTTACCGATGTATTAGCTGATTCTTGACCGTTGTCAGCTTCCAACGTAAATTCATTGTTTTCGCTCATATTGTTCTATGCGTTTACCTTCGCCAAGTCATAGGTTGTCCTATTGTGTAGTGTAGGGGCAACCTTGCAACTTTTTGATTTTTGAGCGAAAAAAAATCCACCACCCTTGCGAGTGATGGATTCTTTGGGGTTTATGTGAGGCTCTTTAGATAATGCCAATGGGGTTTTCCAACGCAGCTTCAATCAGCTTTTCCTTGCCTTCTTGAGCTTTTGCGTTGGCATCAATCTCTGCCTGTGCAGCCATCTTGGTAAGGTCTGCGTTCAGCTTGCGTTCATCGCTTGCAGCATCCTTTTCGGCTTCGGCTGCAACCTTCTGGCTCTGCTTGAGTGCATCAACCTGTGCGTTGGTCTGCTCCGACATTGCCCCGGCTTGGATTTCCATCTGCTTGAGTTGTATTTCCTTGGCGATGTCATCACGGTGCATAGCCAGCTTGATTGCGTTGTTCTTGTCTGCAATAACAAGGTCACTCTGGGTGCGAAGCTGGAGTTGCTGGGCTTGGTTGTTGGCCTCTTGCAACTGCTGCTGCAACTGCTGAACCTGTTGCATAAGCTGGGCGTTTTGTGCAATAAGCATCTGGGGATTGGTTTCTTGACCCATTGCCTGTTGCTGGACTTCTGGAGGCAACAACTTGAACATCATCTGGCTCATCTGCTCTGCACCAGCTACATCCAGGGTGTTCATAATGCCCATTGCGATGACTCCCTTCATATTTTCGGGTGCGAACTGCATCATTGCCAAGAGGCTTCTACGATCATCTTCCATCCGGGTAAGTTCAACGCAACCATCATCCACCTTGATGTCATAAGAGCCAAGAGGGAGGTTAATGCCGTAAACATAGATGCAGAGTTCAGCAAGCACCTCTCCAGCAGCCTTGATAGATTCCCTTGTATGTTCAAGGTAGTGGCTCACGTTGCTCTGACTGGACTTGGTACGTAGAAGCACTTCGGTTGCCGTTGCTTGGTCATTGATAGTCTGGTCAACAATGCCAGTAGCAGCAACGCCACTTGCAAACTGCATTTGCTGGATAGCACCGTTGATGACGGACTGCAAGTCATCCACCCTCGTGCCTACTGCAACAGGCAGGGGTGCAGGGATTTCGTTTCCGTTCTGGTCATAGCCCTTGCGAGGTAAGTAGGAATCGGTAGAGTAGGAGGCATTTGCCCAGTTATCTTCGTAGCCTTCAATAGCCTCGTCAACGCCAGTAAAGAGCACCTTTGGGGACATTGCAAGGCGTTCCACCATCTGCGAGTTGGCGTAGTTAGCCAATTTTTGCATTGGGCGTAGGCGATGGATAAGCCCAGTAAAGCCAACCTCGTTATCAAACCAAGTTGACTCTCCCTTGAATGCGATAATGGGAATGCGACCCAGGCCTTCAATGAGTTCACTATTTACAACCTGTTCGCCAATAAGCTGATGATATTCGCAGTTGTGGCCTTCAACACGGAAATATGTGAGCAGTGGAACGTGCTTCTCCGGCAGCACAAAATCTTCGCCCAAATCGGCAAGGGTAGTCTTGTTTGGCTCTTTTCCACCCCATACATCAGCACCAAACCTATCTTCGGCTTCGGTTTCGCTGATAATGTCAATCACAACGGCAGCCTTTGCATCAGCCATCGTGACACTCTTGGAATCAGCATCCCAGATAACCCTTATGGCATCCTCAACCTTGCGATAGGTTACAACAACATTGCCATCGTTGTCTTCGGTGGTTGCGTAGGTAAAGCCAAGGCCAGTTGTAGCCTCATCCTGTGTAGCACCTGCATTGGCTGCCTTGGTGTCATACATTTCTTGGATGTCATTGAGGTGTTTGTTGAGAGCCTTCAAGCCTTCGTCAAACATTCCCTTGTATTCCGGCTTAATCTCTGCCGAAACGTGGTGTGGATGTGCGTTGATGGGATTGATGACTGCACTAATGACATTCTGACAAATAGGGATAGCAAGTTCAAGTCTGCCTTCGGCACGGTTGGAACGATCCTTGTCATCCCATTGTTCACCAGCTGCGAACTTACGGTCTTCCTTCATTCGCTTTACTTGCTTCGTGTTGCGTTGCATATTTCGGTTGATAAAGTCCTTTACCTCTTCAACCATCTGGTCATTGTATTCTTGCAGTTCAATGTCGCTCATTTCGGCAACTTCGGCTGCAACGGCCTCTTTAGTCAGTTCAACATCATCCATGATGCCTTGCCTCCAGTAGCTTTGAAAGTTCGTTGTTTTGTTTTGCAGTTAGGCAAAGTGCGTTCTTTGCCACCCTCAATGCACTCATCTTGTTATGTTTTTTTGCCCTACGAACAAGGCTCTTTTTGTTGCGTAAGCTGGGCATCAAGTACATTGAACTTCTAAAAATCCTTTCCTTGGCGACCCCATTGAGCCTAAAGTCCGAGAGTGCCGTGATACGTTCGTTCAACACTTGGTTCATCGGTGCGTTGGTGTCAATGCCATCCAGCTTTGTCAAGATTTCGTTACCGATAACAATCTGCACGATTTCGCTATTGCGTTCCTCTGCAACGGCAATATCGGCTGAATCGCTTACGGAGTTCTTTGCCATAGTGTAGAGCCAGTTTGAAGGCTTGCCCTTGTTTTGAACGTAGTTCGCAATCTTGGAGCAAATCTTCGCATAAGCACAAGCACAAATCTCTGCTTTGATAGCCTTGTCAAATCGCCAGTAGTTGTACTTATGATCGTTAATGATTGAATCAACGAAACGGATGCAAGCTGCACCAAGTTCATCGGTAAGGGGTCTATGCGACAAAGCCCTTGCAGCATTATCTGCAAGTACATAGCCAAGCCATTTCTCGTCAACCCTATCTTCAGTCATCTTTATGCTCTCAATCATAGTGTACCTAATACCTTGCAAATTTTCTTCCGTAGGACTTCTTTACCATCTTTCTTCCCTTTGTAACATCCTCTACAACTCCACCTACACCGATGTTCACTAGGTCAGCACCCTTGCCACCACCATAGAAAGTAAGTGCAGCAGCATCGGCAATATCCGGTGAACGCCCAAGCACATCTTTGATGGTGTCCTTGTCTACCAGCTTGAACACTTGCTCCTTATAGACTGAATACCTCTGGATGTGCAATTCCTCTGCAAGTTCCTCGTCACGGATGATGCCCCCATCCTTGAGCCATTTCTGCATACGGAAATACATTTCGGCTCTAGCATTGAGGTAGTGTTCGCTATCCTTGGCCTTCTCGCCAAATGCGACTTCGTTCACGTTCCTATGACCACGTTGACGAAGCACATCAATAACGCCAGAGCCATACGCCATATCCACGTTGATTCGCTGCACAGGAATACGCCTTGCCATAGCTTGCTTGTACAAGGTTTCAACGGCATCGGCTATTTCGTATGAGTCAGCACCAGTCAGCCGGACAATATCTTCTCCCATCCACCAGCCATAGCGAATGCAAATACAAGTCCTATCGTTGCCATACCTTGCACAGTCCACGCCAATGGCACAATATGTGCCTCTATCCAGTATCGGCTCTGGCAATCCAAGGGCAAGTTCAAGGTCAGCCCTATAGAAGATTGCATCGCTGCCATCGCCATCAACAATCTCACCAAGCACCTGTTGGCGATATAGGCTAGAGCCTTCCACATATCGTTCCTTGAGGCGTTGCTTGTATTCTTCGGTTGTAAACTCGTTGTCAAGGCTTGTGGCTCTAATTACGCACTCTGGACGCTTACGGCACTCGTCAGCGAACCACGGCTCCGGCTGCTCCATGTTGGGACTAGACAAGTACCTTGTCCAAGGCACGATGCCCTTACCACGGTTACGGTCTTCTGCGTTGTTTCGCATTTCGGCAGAGATACGGCTTGCCTCGTCAATAATTACGCCATCATATTCGGTAAAGCCAAGGATACCACTAGGGTTCTCATCAGTACCTCCATCACAACAGGCATCGCCAAAGTCGGGAGGCATACCAATATGACCTTCAGTCTTGTTGTAGTATTTCGCTGGATCGTAGTCCGGCAATATGGTCATAAGTATCTTGAGGATGTCACGATAAAGCACCATCTTGAGTGCCTTGGAGTTCTGGGCTATGCACAAGATACGCCACCCATCAAGCATCTTCAGCACGGCAGTCCATGCAGCCACCCTGGTCTTGCCAGCACCAACGCCAGTCTGGAGAATTAGTTCCGGCTCGTTGCTGCGTTGGAGAAAGTCCAGTTGAAAGCCACTCATAGGAGCATCAACACCAAAATCGGCTGGCGATTCGGTCTCGTCAGCCTCCCATTCCGGGTCTTCCCATCGCCAATGTACTTGCCCTCTACTTGGCATCTTCTGGCGTTGCCCTTCTAAAGTTGATGTTGATTTCTCGCTTCAAGTTGCCTTCGGCCTTGATGTTGATTTGCTTGCCGTTGACCATCTCAAGCATCCCTGCCGTATGCTTTAGGAAAGTGTCATACTTTTCTTGCTGGAATAGGGAGTTGGCAGCATCCACCATCTTCTCCCATAGGTTAGCTAAAGTGCCGTTACGGTCTGCCTCAAGGATGGCATCGCTAGAACGCAATGCAGCCTGTGCCTTGCGTACCTCAACGCCTTTCCTGGAGATTGCCTTGGTGCGAGGGTCATCTTTTTTAAGCCTCGTATCTTTGCCAACCTTCTTGAGTTCAGCCCTTGATTTACCCTTTCCAGCCATAACCAGTTATCAGCCTGTTACTTGATTGTTGCACCGAACAACTTCGCCATGCTCTTTGTAGATGCACTTGCGTTGCGTTTAGCCTTGATTTCGGCAGCCTTCTTTTTCTTTTTCTTCTTTGCCACATCGCTGCCGGAACTGATGCCACCAGACATAGTGAACATGGGTTTTTCGGCATGATCCTCACGCACCTTCACAACCTTGGCTGCACTAGCCTTGAGAGTGCCGTTCTTTGTATCGCTTGCACGTTTTGCAAAGTCATTGAAGGCTTCGCCCTTTTTAGGCTTAATATCCATATCTAAACCTACGTTGTTCCAGTTCTCGCTTGCCTTGTTGTACGCCCTGCGATAAGCACCCTTTATCTGTGCCTTGGCATTGAACCTTGCGAACTGACCACGCCTTCCATCCTTGGTCATCGTGGTTGCCATTCTTTGAGCCTTCTCAAGATTCTGCTGGAGGTTGTTCGCAGTCAGCTTTACTGGAGCAAATGACTTGCCGTAGCTGAAGCCTCTCCGGAGTGTGCCACCTATGGGATTGGCTGCAAAAGCCTTGACTACATCAATGCCCATTCCAACGCCAGCCGGAACCTCAATCGTATAGCAGAGGCAGTTGATGTGCGAGATACGCCAAGTATCGCCAACGGTGTACAAACGCCCAGTAGTGCGTGTGTCAAGGAGGCTGCACTTGGGGCAACAAGCCGGATTGGAAATAAATGCGTAGCGAGGAATGCCGGGTTGCACCGTTCCTCCTGCATCGTTTCCAGCCCTTGTCAGCCCACCATTCAGCACTAGCCTTGCCATACACACCCACTAGATACGTTGAAATTTAACGATCGGCATCTTGCCTTCATTCAGCAATGCCTTGATTTCTTCTTGGTTCTCAAGAATCTTCGTATTATCGGCAAGGATTTCCTTTAGTACATCAAGGAGTTCGTTGCCAGAGTTTTCGCTTGTCTTTTTGTTTGCCATGCCATAAGTTTACCCATTTCAAGGCAATAAAAAAAGACCTTTGAGCAAGGTCTTTGGAATACTACTACACAAACGGCAACAAACTAATCTAATGCTTTTGCAATCTTCAAAATCTTCTCTAGCACTTCGTACATATTTGAAAGTACATATAGAACAACGGCAGTTCCAATGCCATAAACTACACAACCAGCATGATCTTGTTTGTTTTCTATTTCAAGGCTCACTTTTCGCTCAAGGCGTTCAACATCCTTCTTTAGTTCAAAGATAGCCTTGTTAATTTCGGTGCATTTTTCAACGATCGCTTTTTCTTCTTCTGGTGTCATACCATGTATAATAAAAACCCACCCCTTGCGAGGTGGGCTGAAGCTATGCCTCAAGCATTCGCAGCAAATCTTCGCCATCGGTGTGGCAGAATCGCAGAAGAAAAGGACTCAACACCAGCACAGGCAAAATTGACACTAAAGTGTCAAAATAAATTCCTACATTATACTGCACAAAAGAGCAGTTATTTATAAATAACCCTCTATTCAACTCTTGCGATGTTCACGGCATCGCTATTGCTTGAGTTTTACCCTACAATAGAGTAGAGTTAGAGGGATATGTATATATATTTCTTCTTCTTTTACTATTGCTGATTCTATTGCTATTGCTTATGCTAAAGTAAGATAGGTTTTTTTAGGTTAGTCTAGGTTATAAAAAAACCTAGTAGGTTATTTTAGGTTAGTCTAGGTTATAAAAAACCTAGTAGGTTATTTTAGATTTAATTAGGTTACGTTAGGTTAATTTAGGTTTTATGAAGAATAAAGATATTGCGTTCATTTATGGATTAGCACAAAAAGCCCTGCAAGATGAATCCTTGCAGATCCGGGCGTTAGAACTGATAGCCAAAACTATTGAGGCTTCTTGTTTAGAGCAGCCATCGCACGAAGCATCCCGTCCAGAATCTCTTGGTCAGTCAGCTTGACTTGCTTCTCTATCACGTTCATGGACTTGTACTCAACTCCAAATAGAGTTTCAACTGATGCACCAGCCTCAAACAATTTAACGATCGTGTTGTAGCCAGGTCTAGCACCTCCACTTGGCTTACCCTCATTCCACTTGTTTAAGTTGCTTGCCCTAGAATATCCGGCTAGGTCTGCCAACTCTTGCATGGTAATGCCAAGTTCCTTTAAAAGTGCCTTAACGTCTATCTTATGTAAATATTCGTTATCCATAATAGATAAAATAGCACTTTAGTTTATAAGTGGAGAAAAAAACTAAAAAAAGTAGTAAAAACATCTTGCCAAACTAGTTTTAATAGACTATATTACTAGTCATAATAGTAATAGTGCTAGTAAAACTAGCAAAGGAAGGTAAAATGGCTGAACTACTCTCCGTCAAGTTGCCAGCAGAACTGAATGCGTTGCTGGATGACTTGAAGGATGTTCGCTCCAAGAATCTTGAGCCTACATCAAACATTTCAATCATTACTGATGCCGTAAAGGCGATGCACAAGAACAAAGTCAAGAAGTAGCCGATGGAAGTACCCGAAGACAGGTTCTGGGCAAAAGTTCTTTTCAAGGAGTTCATTCGCCACTACCGAAAATTGAGCAACGAGGAAATCATTCAAGATGTCAAGCAAAGCATGGACGATCTTGAAGACCTCAACGGAAACTCTGGCACGTTCGGTTCAAAGATGGTTCAATGGTCTTTTGATAGAAAAGAAAAACCAGCAGCAACTGCTTCAAGGAACAACGGTTCACTTGGGGGAAGGCCAATAAAAGCCGGAATGCCTCAATCAAAGAACATTGTAGTGAATTGGGCAATAGATAACGGCATAGACCCAGACGATGCCGGGGAGTGCTGGGAAGCAACAAAGGAACGAAACTGGCGTGATGCCGATGGCAACGCAATTACAAACTGGAAAGCATTCGTAAAGGCGTGGTGCAAGACCAGAAAGGAGAACAGAAAATGAACAACGAGAAAGAAATTTACATCACTTGCAGCAAGGCAGAAATCGTTAGTGGTTGCGTTGTTGCACTTGGCTTTGCTTTTCTTTTCTTCTGCCTCTGGATGGTATAGCTATGCCGATGGGAGAAATCAGCAAAACCGAACACGGCTGCACGGTCTATGTAAAATATGACCTTGACACCAAGGTAATGGGCAAGAACGCAAGAGGCGAGGCCATCACAATGTACAAGTGCTATCCGAGAGTGACTGGTAACTATACGAAGCAACAGGAACTGGCTTGTGCAAACTGCAAGAGCATCATCGCTTACCCGGCAACAATCTTGAAACAAATCATCAACGCATAAAGGTACAATCATGAGTAATGAAATCGTAACAACGAACGCAGATTCCAATGTGACAAAGGAACTGCTGATGGACTACTTGAAGACCATCACTAACTCTCTCAATGATACCCAGCGAATGCAGTTTGTGGCAGTCGCACAGGCATTCAACCTCAACCCCTTCAAACGTGAAATCTATGCCACCACCTACAAGGACAAGGATGGAAAGACCAATATGTCCGTTGTTGTTGGCTATGAGGTTTACCTCAAGAGGGCTGAAATGAACCCCAACTTTGATGGCTACGAAACCGAGTTCCATAATGACAAGGAAAACGGAATGAGTTGCACTTGCATCGTGTATCGCAAGGATCGTCAGCACCACACAAAGTCCACCGTCTATATGAACGAATACTCTACTGGTCGCTCTCTCTGGTTGTCAAAGCCGAAGATTATGCTTGAAAAGGTCGCCATCTGCACGGCATTCCGCAGAGCATTCCCGACCGACTTTGGTGGCATTCCCTACGCACCAGAAGAAATCTCTGCAAGCGAACAACTCCAGCAGCAGGGCTACACCGAAGTACGCGTTGAAGAAAAGGCTGCAACGGCTACGGCTATCGCCACCAAACTTGATGCCGAAAACAAAACCAACAACTTTATCAAGGCTATGGGCAAGCTGAAGAAAATCAACGAAAAGGCTTACACCGACTTGCTGAACGCTGCTGGCTACAAGTCAGAAAGCGATGTAAAGCCGGAAGACCGTAGAAGCACCCACGATAGCATCAAGGCTGAACTTGAAAAGCTGAACGCAAAGAACAACGCAAACGCACAGGAGGCCAACAATGGCTAACAAAGAACTTGTGGTAACTGCTACCGACATTGCACATATTTCCGTAAGCGAGAACGCACTCAAGGCTTACGATTTTCTCCAGAACAACATCCCGGCTATGGATGCCGATGAACTGACCGTGCAGAACTTTATCCATGCACGAAACTGCAAGATGCCAGCCATCCGTGACCTGTGGGAAGTCAAGGCTTACCTCAAGTTGGCTTACGAAGCCATTGAGGATGTGTGCAAGCACTCTTTCAACGTAGGCACTATTGATGACCTTCCCAAGGAAGCGAAGTGGAAGTCTGGTGGCACTACCAAGACTTTTGCAGACGGTGCTGGTGCTATCGTAGCCGATGCACTTGTAAAGAAACACCTCGTTACCAAGGAGCAGTTGTTCAACCTTCTCAAGCCCACCGATGTGGCAAAGGCTGCTGGTGTCAAGGCAGACAAGCTGATTGATATGTTCCCGGACACCATCATTGAAAAGGAAAAGGCTTGCAGCCTCACGATCGTGTAGTACTCCATTAATGGTAAACGCCTCCTAGTAGGTAGCGAACGGGGGCACTACGGCATAATTGGCAAGGTCACAACACTTACAAACACACCTTGGGTGGTTCAACTCCACCAATGCCACTATTGGCGAGTGCCAAGAACGAAGCCCCAACGCACGAATTCAGCGGTGGTCGGAAATTCATCCGAGTTTATTTAATTAAGAAAATGCCTTACTCTCACGAGAACTGTGAAGAAGTCAACCGCAATACTTAATCAATAAACACAAACGAACACTCAATAAACCGGACTCCCGTCCTGGAGTATGTAAATGGACGCAAACGGCTAGAATCGTTTGAGCAGATTTTGAGGATTGGTGGCAGTCAAGCACCTCAATAAAACAACCACCACAAGTTTTATTTCAAAGAGGTACAAAATGAAGATAACGCAGAACGATATGATTCGTGAAGCACTTGAGGCTGGTCGCACTATCACTGCATTGGAGGCTCTAGACGAGTTCGGTTGCTTCCGTCTCGCAAGCCGTATCGCAGACATCAAGAAGACTGGCTTTCCCATCCATCGTGGCTGGTACACTACCAAATCCGGCAAGCAAATCGCAGCTTATAGCAAGGGTATCTAATGGAAATCAAAGGAAAGGTTCATTGCTTTTTTGAACAAAGCGGAACATTCAAGAATGAATTTATAAAGCTGGGTATTCCGGCTGAAGATTACGATATTCAGAACAATTTTGGTCAAACTGACAATGTTGTTGAC